CGATTGCATGACATGACGTATCATCCTCATCATTATACATAATCACTTCATCTACCATCTTTAAGTTTTGTATGATACTTGCACGATTCTCTAAATCCATAAATGGTTTACCTTTCTTCCTTGATAACCAATGATCGGAATTAAGTCCAACTATCAATTTATCTCCAAGTTTCTTTGCATCATTAAAATATTGAATATGTCCACCATGTATAGGGTCAAATCCACCTGTAACCAATACTACATTACTCATACCGATTCTTTCTTTTCTTTACAAATTTCAACTCTTTCCATTGTGGTTCATAACAACATAGAAGTACATGAACATACTTATGTGGATTATCTTCATTATAATCGGGTTTTTCTTTTACACCCAATTCTATTGTGATATATCTCTGTGGTTTTTTCCATCCACGTTTCTCAATCGTGGGGTCTGCCTTGAAATATACCCATCCTTCATGAACCATACCCAACTCTGTAGTCCATACCACATAGTCGTTTACTTCTGGTTCATACATCATATTTCTCTGCGTACTCTTAATGTGTTGGGATTTTCTCCCTTTTCAATTAGAGTGTTCAGAATTGTTTGACAATTTAGTTTGGTTAATTTGATGTATTCGGTATTTACCAGTTCCCATCCAGTTGTAGTGAGTTCTTCGATACGATAGAGTTCTTGATCTTCCATTAAGTTGTAAATGATTCAATAATTGTTGACTGATGTTCCCCGACAAGTGGAAACTTCTGTGCCTTTACGACATTCGGCATGATACGACTTATATATTTGTTCTCAAAATCTCCGCTCACCTCGCTCTGCTCGGCAAGCAACTCGAACGCTTCGCTGTCATTTGAAGCAATGAGAGTCACCATTCCTCCATATTCACTTGTAGGAAACGGAACCCAATAATCAACTATGTAAAGATTTTTCATCTATTCGATGTTTATTCTATACCATATATTATAATAAATCTGTGCGATTATGTCAACTCCTCTAAAAACGTTTGTTCAAATTTTAAGATTGCATCCTGTATGGTTGCGTCTTCTTTATCCTCCAGATATACCACACAATATTTGGAAATGCGATTCAATAGCATTTCATCCAAATAAGGATATAATTCCTTAACTTGTGGATAATACTCTTTTGCCTGTTCTCCTAAACTGGTTTTTGTGTTGTGTACTAATTTCATGTTTTTTGGGGGTTACTATTGTACCTAAAGTAAATTTCATCGCCCTTACAGGCGATTCTGACGCTAGTAGTTCGGTATCATATGATACATAACTGCCTACCACTCATGTTTTGGTTGATTTTCCTGTGCTTTATCAATTTTATCATAGTATTTGTCGATTGTTCCCTCTAATTCCTCAAATATACTTTCAACATCCTCTTCAAACTCTGGATTGTTCATTTTGTCAGGATGTTCTTGAACATAACCTTCCATACAAAAGAGAACTGTTGAAATCTGTGCTTCGGTTAGAGTCACTCTGTGTGGTATTCTTAAACTCATTTTAATTGAACCTCATAATCAATTTTTTTAATGCACCAACCTGATGCTGCTGTGACCTCTTCAATTAGGTCATCTTCATTGTCTGCTTCCCATACACCAAGTGCTAGGTCACGAAGTGTAATTTCTTCTTCAAATGTGAGTTTGAATCCGTTGGCATAATCGTCATCAAAATCAAACTCAACTTCTGTTACATTGAATTTCATTCTACTCTCCTACAAATTTGTAATTGTACTCATCAAGTAGAATGTCTCTGACTCTCTCACGATCAAGAGAATCTCCGTCTCCCCATGTGCATAACTCTTCATTTTTGTCACTACACTTGTGTAGGTAGTTTTCTGTTGCACGATAGATGTCAACTGTGTTTAATGGTTGACCTGTCTCTTTACTCATCATAGGATAGAGTGGGTCATTAACACCATAGAATGAATCAACATACTTCACAAAATCTGTGAGAGAATCGTTAAGTTCTGTGCTTGATGTTCCAGAGTTCATGTAGTTACCTTGAATAAATTGATCTGTTGTGATAGTTGTTGTTTTCATACTATTATTATAGCAAGTCCATATCCTTGCGTGTGTATGAAGTGGACACCTCTTTTTCTGTCACACTCATACTATCCACAAGTGCATCAACTTTGCTACCATAGTCAAAGTCTTTACCCTCTGATAAACTATCTAACAAGTTCTCCATGTCATGCTCAATGTTCTCTTCCAATTCACTATCATATAGTCTCATTGAAAGTTCTGAATTTGATACATCAAAACCTTCTCTGTTCATTGCTTTTTCCACAATGTTCCAAATTTCATGAAGTTCATCATCTTCAAGGAAAGTTTGAAGTGCATAGTAGTGTTCTGTGTCGTAGGTCATAAGAATTGAATCTCCCCAGTTTCTACTGCTTCCATGTACTCACACATATCAGAATGTGCTTTGTCTTTGTCCTCTTGCCATTGATTCCAAGTTAATTGACGATTGATGTCAAATAATTTGTTTAGGTCAACTCCCTCTAAATCTGTCCAGTTACTCACATAATCCAACTGTGACTCATCATAACCACCATCTTCAAAACTTGGTGCTGATATGAAATTGAATCCTATATCAATAAAGAAGTGCCTACCGAACTCCTCTGATTCAATAGTCTGCATAGGTAAAAACTTACCATGCTTATCCTCTAGGTAGTCTTTGAAAATATATGTTCTCATTATGCTATCTCCATCATTTGTGCTACATATGCACCCATAAGTGTCTGATAGATGTCATCACATATCTTTGTGAGTTCATCATCACTTGCACCGATACTTGGATGATAGTCAACAAAGTCCTCTACTGGATCTCCACCGAGAGTAACCTCTCTGATTGAAACTTCGCCATTTTCAATAAATGCTTCGTGAAGTACGATCTCATCTTGCCATGTGTTTTGAAAAATCATAAGACCTCTGTTCGTTATATACTAATTATAGTCTGAATAGTGTGAAAATTGTACAGTTAGTGTGCGGAAATATTATTGGCACACCTCTTGACCCAATTTGTTAAATGATTTGTTAAGGTCAGGTATGAACAATATACCATCATCTTTTAACATTGATAACATTCGCATAAACCAAATGTCATTATACTGCTGTTCATATGGGTCAAGATTTGGATAGTAGATTTGTGAAAACTGGTTCATGAGTCTAACCTCCTGTCTTTTTTAAAATCACAATCAGCATACTCTTCTACTTCCTCTACTACCTCATCAAAACTATCTTCCCAATAGTTTTGTGCTTCATCAAGAAATTCTGCTTCTGGCATATTTTTGTATAGGTCATCAAGGTCATCTGTGACATACTGTACCAAGTCTTTGGTTGACATATTATCAACCACTCTCTCAACCAAAAATGATTTGAGTTCGTTAATTAGTGCGGGTGTAAAATCTTTTTTTACTTCACTCATTTTATTATGAGAGTAATATTCAAATTGTGTCATTAGAATTGCTCCCTCCTGTCATGTATGAACTCTTGCAATTCTTCATATGCACCCTCTTGATCTAATACCATAGGTGCAAGCACTTCATACAAGTTTTCATCATAGTCATCAATCTCATCCCTGATTTCATCCTCTGTGCATTTGTTCAATTCGCCAAGATAAGTTGTACGAATCCAATCTGCCATTTGTTCGGTGGTCATATCGTTGATATAAAATTCAACGAACTCTTCTCTCAAGTCTTGAATTTGCTCTGCTGTAAATAATGATTTTAACATGATTAAGTAGTTTGATTGATAATATCCCATGTAGAGATAAAGTTTTCTAACCAGTAAACTTGATTACCTGTAAGTCTGCCTTTAGTGTCCTCACTATAGAGTAGATCACTCGCACATCTATGTGGTAACTTATTTTTCTTACACCAATCTGTAAGAACATCACATAAGAATAACATTTCTTTTGACATACTACTGCTCCCAGTACATAGCATTGAACAAAGCAATGTTTAGATACTCTGGGTCATGTAATTGAGTATCCTCTTCAAATGTTCTGTCTGTACGAAAGATAAACTCATCTGAAAAATACTCTGGTCTAACACCTAATCCTCTTGTGATGTCAAAAGTTTCTTCAATTTGTTCATCATTTAGACCAAGACCTTCGATCAAAAATTGTAGGTCTTCAAAGATTTCGTTCATAGTACCTCTTTGTGTATATTACTATTATAATGGATATTGGTCACGATTCTACATCATGTGTGCCACTAATATTATTGTCCCAAAATGCCTTGCTTAATGTCTCTTCCAAGTGGTATGCTTCATCTTCTCTGGCATTTGAGTCTGTAATGCCATCAACTGTCTGTCTAACGTGTGTAAATTCATGTATTAATGTCTTTACATACTCTCTCAAATCAAGTCTATTATGAACATGAATCAAAAATTCTCCGTCATTGTCCTGACAGAATCCACTTGCAAACTCCCCATCAAGATCGACCTGATTAATTTCTATCTCTTTATTTTTTAATACTGGAAATAGTTTGAGTATCCAATCTACTAATGGAAATGTTATGTCCTTATTAGGGTCAACTTTCCAATCTCCTGATGTGTATAGTGTCATAGTGCATATTTGAATAAAAGAAAATCAAACAAGTTTACTCCCCAATGTAGAAAGTAAACGAAAGATAGGATGAAAATAAACTTTTCACGAACTGTCATTTTAATCATGTGGATTATATATCTTTATATAAACTATACCCACCACGATGAGAACAATAACAACTAAACTAAAAAATGCAATCATAATTACCTCAAGTATAAGTATCCACCCGCCCATCCTACACATCTAGGGTCAGTTAGGAACAACATATCTTTTTTGTTGCAAAAACTAAATCTAACGTGTTTTGCGGGTGCTTTCCAAGATGCAGGTTTAAATACATCCCCAAGATTTTCTTTAGTCAATCCTACAAATGCGTGAACTGTAGTATCTCTCCAGTAACCAGTTTTTTCATCATACTCTTCTCTGGTTACTTTATAATACTTCTTACCTTCACTATATCTAAATCTGTCTAGGTTTGCTTTACCTTGATAAATTTGCATAAGTTTGTTTGCTGAATAAGCACACTCTGGGTCACGTTTTAGATTATGCTCTAAACTTCTAATTGTGTCCATCTTGTAATTCTCATCAAGTGCCTTGCAATAGTCATTAACATAACTCTCTAGAAATACTTGATTTGTTTTGTTGACTGATTCTCCGATTACTTTTTCCATAGTGTTTGTGGTGTATGTTTATATTATAGTACCCCTCACACAAAATGTAAGGGGTGTTGTGACAGTAATTAAACTGTCTCTGCTACTGGTATTTTTACTGGAATGATGTTAGTATCAACTATCTTATAATTCTCATCATACTTTTGGTCAATCGCAAATGCTTCCCACTCTCCATTGTAGATATACAAAAATTCTTCACATGAGTTTGAATTTTTTGCGAACTCATCAAAGTTTACATCAAGGCGAGGTGCTTCATCATTCCCACCATAGTAGTTTGGTTTTGGTTCTGTCTTTACAAACTCTTGCTTTTCATAATCATACTCACTATCAGAATAGCAAGATGACATATTGCCACCATCTATAAGTTCAGCAATTTTCTCTTTTGTATTATACTGCTCCTTAAGAGTTACACCTAACCACTCTGGGTATCCATCCCAATGATGATATGCTGAAAGTATTGAACCATCTTCAAGTTTTAGTCCGATTCTTGCGTTTGTTGACATTTACAATAAGGGGGTTAAAATTGGGTGCGAGAAACAAAAACTCGGACTTACAGGACGTAATTTCTCTGCTGAACAAAGACAACCATAGATCCTTGCCTGTTTTGTTTCCCTATTATTAATATAACACATTGACAAGAGGATTCAAGTCATCTTGTGCAACTTCTTGAACTGTCACACTACTATTTAATCTTTCTTCTGCTATGGTATAGTAATTCTCATCCCTTTCAATACCAATAAATTCTCTGTTGGTATTAAGGCAAGCGATACCAGTAGTTCCTGATCCCATGCAAGGATCAAGAATTGTATCTCCTTCATTTGAATATGTCCTTACCAAATACTCATATAATGCTATTGGTTTTTGTGTTGGATGTAGTTTACCCTCATCCTCTGCTGTTTTAAAATATAGTACACTTCGTGGGTATCTTGTTCCTTCAGTATTCTTAACATGAACTGCTTTAGTCTGCTTACCATACTGAACTGCATCCCTAACTGCTTTACCTTTATCGTATGGTTTGCCTACTGTCATTTGTGGATTGTATGTTGGTTGTTTCTTATAGAATACAACTATATCCTCATGAGATCTCATAGGTTGTTTCTTTGCATTGAGATAACCAGTTGACTTTGATTTCTCCCACACTAAACAATACTTAAAATTAGTATAGTTAGTTGATATGAGTACGGATGTAAAAGGTTGTGCTGCTGTACTTACAATCGCACAATTAGGTTTACATATTATGTCCACATAATACCAAAATTTATCATAATCAATGATCTTATCCCACTCATTACGTCTTTTATTTAATGTTCCATACGGAAAATCTGTCAGTAGCAAATCTATGCTCTGTGGTTCAATGTTTGGAAATACATCAAACATATCATTATGATACAGATTCATTTAATTAACCATTGTATAAACTCATTATACACCATATTATCAAGATTGAAAAGTCCTCTAAACTCTTCTTTGTATATTGGTTTTGATGATGATCTCTTACAAGTTGGATTTACAAAGAATATATTAACTTTCTTTCCTGTAAACTTCTCGAAATAATGTTGATAATATTGAAATGCTGCATCCCCACAAGCATTTTGACCCGCAAAAATTGCGTACTCTGCATCATCAGGTACGTCTGGGGATTGTTCTAGTTCAATAAAATCAAGTATTGCACGTTTTAGATAACAAGCATCCAAATATGTTTTTGATTCTATCAACTTTGTCATTCTATTGTCTTTATAAACGTGCCAATCAACTTGTAAATTCTCTAAACAATATCCATTTACTTCCTCTGTTTTTACATAATCATTCTTCTTTGCATCAAATCCTAATATGTCACAAGTTCTCTTGATTAAATTCTCATATAATAATCCTGATGCGTTTCTTGCATCCCCACCACCACCATTTTGGTGTATGTTTGGAAGTGCATCAAGTTCCTTATCATATAACTCGATGATAGGTGTTAAATCCATTAAAATACTGTGATTATACCTAGTATAATCAATCTATATGAAAGATGCAAGAGGAATGTGTCAGTTATTTAATCGTCATACACTAGACATTCTGGTTCGTCTGGGTGCAAATCACAAAATACTTCTAGAGCGGTGGGGTCGTGATGATCTCCCGCTTTAATCTCTTCTTCATGATGTCCAACATATTCCTGTAGTTCTTGAAGTTCATCTTTAAGATGTCTTTTCGCTGCGGGGGAAGTTGTTGGGTCTTCTAGTTTCTTTTTATCAAACTCGATATGGTCTTCTATTGATTTCATAATGTGTTTTTTGTTTGTGTTAATACTATTTATGTTTTTAATGATGATTTAATGTTCAGTTAAATCCCAATGCCATCTAATAGACTTGATATAATCAAATGTATCGTGCATATATGACCTATCATCATTGTCATACTTTCTCTCACATAAAAAATTTCTCATTTCATCTAGTGTCTGGAAATCTCCTTTGTGATTATAATTTTCATCATATAAATGGTATTTCATTATTCTGTACTCTCAACTTCACTAAAATTATTAGTCAACATAGTCACTAAAGTTCTACCCTCTGCTGCACATAACTCGTGGTATTTTGTATTCTCCTTGACAGCATCTATAACTGTGGTGTATATTTCTAAAGGTCGGCAATCAGAATTAAGACACTCTTGTACCCACTCCTTTAAAATTTTTAATGATCTATCGTCTGTCATTTTCAAAATTCATTGCTTTTTCTATTATACCTTGAACCTCCTTTGAAGTCAATGAGTTCATCCATTTCCAATTTGGGTCTTTCTTATCCCACTCAACTGTATAAGTTCCATCTTTGTTTTGATTAATTTTGAGAGAATCCATTATGCTACTCTGAAATAGTTACTGTCCATCCAATTCATTATACCACACAATTTAATCTTTTGCCCACTTCTAATATGATCTACAACATAAAATTTACCTACAATCAACATATACTTATCATTACCACCTTTATATACCACTCGATCTCCTGCATGAATTTGCATAAAAATACCCCTGTAAGACAAGGGTATTTATCTTTATACAATTTACTTTATGACTAACTTATTAGAACCTCCTTACATATTCTTTTACATGTATGTTGATCTTCATCACACTCTATTAAACACTCGTAGTACTCTGCGATTAATTCATCGTGTGGATCAGAATATGATCCCGATAATTGATTAAAAGAAATTAGGTTGTGCATTAATTTTTTCTCCATAAAACTACAATAAGAAACAAATAACAAATAAGTTTTAGTGCATCTTGTTCTCCGTTCAATTCTATCATTATTTAGATGAATTATGTCTTGATTTCCTAATAATTTAACAAAAAGAAATGCCTACGAGTTTATACCTACCGCCATTTGGTATATGGTTTTGACTCAACAGCAATCTTATCTTTTACTGCAATTAATTTTGCTGTCTCTAATTCGTCACTCTCGTCTGCATAAGCATGATGGGTAACTTCCTTTAGAGTTTTAAGATATTCTAAAACGTGTTCTCGTATCTCCATCAACTCATTGAAGCAATCTTGATTATATGCACAACCACGCAAATCAGGGTCAGGTTTCATTACTGACTCGGTAAAAAGATCTAACGCTCGTTGGTATCTTTCAGAGGGTGTTTCATTTTTTCCGATTGAGTTTTGATCGTGCATCCTTCTTCTCCTTTTTAATTCCTTTTTGTATGTATATCATAGCACATTCAAAATTTTTTGAGAAGTGTTCAATGATACCATTATGTACGATGGCAAACTTACGACCATCAGACGGAACTGCTGCCCACATACCATCTTTTGTTACATAACCAGTTGGTTGATCTGGTTTTGGGTCTAGTAATGTGGGAAACGTAGTAGGATAAAATGTCTGATAATTAGAATTTCGCATTTACACTTACGATTCTCGCATTAGGATTTCTAGCAAGAGCAACTCTTCTTGCTTCCTCATAATCTACAGCATACACTTGCTCGGTAAACAATTTACCTGCAACATACAACTGGACTTCGCATTTCATAGTAATACCTTAACTATCTTTATTATATAATGTCTAGGATGTTTATGGTGGGTTCTTGTGACACTTCTTGAACTGGATGATAACTCTTGACTCTTTCTTGAATTAAGTTACCATAGTCTTCATGTAGTTCACACCCAATATAATATCTACCTAGTGACTTTGCTACTGCTGCTGTAGTTCCTGATCCCATAAATGGATCAAGAATTATATCTCCTTCCTGACTCCCTGCTTTGATGCAAGGTTCAATTAAGTCTGGTGGATATGTGGCAAAATGTGCTTCCTTATATGGTTTGTTTGTTACTGACCAGACAGATCGTTTATTTTTTGTTGGATATGATTTTGTAAGTCCACTATGCGGTTGGAGTCCTGTTCCTTCGTTGTGGTATTTTCCTTTGGTTCTGTCTCTTGTTCCCCAATCTTTTGCGGGTTCTTTGATTGCTTCATTGTCGTAGTAGTATTTTTTATTTTTACTAAACAAAAATATATATTCGTGTGACTTCGTACACCTATCCTTCACACTCTCTGGCATCGGATTTGGTTTATGCCATATTATATCTTGTCGTAGATACCATCCGTCTGCTCTCATTGCAAATGCAAACATCCAAGGGATTCCAATTAAATCTTTCTCTTTTAATCCCTCTAATTTGTTACCTCTTTTATTACATTTATCTGGTAGATCTTGTTTAGTTTTAGATACTGATTGTTTAGGATATGATTGACCTTTACCAGGTCTATAGTTATAATAACTATCCCCAAGATTAACCCATAGAGTTCCATCATCAGTTAGTACATTTCTAACTTCTTTAAATACATCTACAAGATTATTAATAAAATCTTCTGGTGTATTCTCCTGACCTATTTGTTCATCTTCCCCACCATAATCTCTCAATCCATAGTAAGGTGGGGATGTAACACACATCCTCGCACTCTTTGGTAGAAATGCCGATAGAGTTTTCTTACAATCTCCAAATAAAATTAAATCTTTCATCCGTATGTGTGAATGTTATAGTGTTTACGAACTGGTTTATACTTGGGTGTAGGTTTTATCCTAACCACCTTAAGGATTCTTAATAGTGTTTCTGATTTCATTTTGTGATAACTGAAGTTGCTGCTTCGCCTTTGTTGAATATAGTATCAACAACTGCCTCGACCTTTCTGGCGGTTGAGATACCAACTTTAGAGTAAACTGGAATACATACAAGACCAAATACTTTGTCCTCTGCACCTTTACGGATGACTCTACCAATGGTTTGTGAGATTCCAACGTAATCCATAGATCTCATAAACAAGACCGCTTCAAGACCTTTTACGTTGATACCTTCAGATAGAATACTGTGGTGTAGTACAACAAATCTTTTGTCTGGGTCTTGACCCCATGCGTTGAGTACATTGAAAAACTCTTCTCTGTTAACTTTTTCTCCATCAATTATAGCACCTGTCTTTGAAGTAATCAACATGTATGAATAACCTCTCCATGCTAACTCATTTACAAACTTTGTATGAGAGATTAAGTTGACAATTTGTTTTGTAGATTTGGCACATATAAGAACCTTGCTCTTCTTGAGATTGTCCATTGCATCAATCATTTGCTCACAATCCCTGTCAGCAACTAACTCATCTTTCTCCAAAATTCTTGTCCGATAGACTTCTACCTTTGGTGGTAGTATGTAACCTTGATTGACAAGTTGTGGTGCGGGTACATTACATATCACATTACCAAATATATCACTATCATTCATACCCGCTTTGAGTGGTGTTAGACTGTGCTTTGGTGTAGCAGTAAAGAAGTATGAACGATCAGCATACATTGAGAAATACTCTACAGATTGAATAAAGTTTTTCTGTACTGAATTATGTGCTTCATCAAAGTATATTGTATCTACATGAATACCACTCTCTTGCACTCTATGAAGTGAATGATATGTGGTAAAGATTATCTGATTACTTACAGCATTTTTTGTTGACCATACAGATATTCTGCTTGCCTTTGTAGTTGAATAATGATGTGTCTCTCCACTATGAACGTGTAATACTTCTGCATTATCAATGAACTCAAGAAACTCTGATGATAATTGGTTGGCAAGTAAAATGCGAGGTGCAACAACTACAATGGTCTGACCCATGTATGATCTGCTAAATTCATTCATAGCATCATCAATCATACACATTGTTTTACCACCACCTGTAGGAACAATCACTTGTCCTTTGTCATTGCGAAGCATTGCTTTAACTGCTTGCTCTTGGTGGGGTCTTAGTTGCATGGGAAACTCATTGATATGTACATATCATAGCACAAAAAAACCCTCTGTGTAGAGGGTTGTGACAGTTTCCCAACTGATCCCTTCTAAAAATTTATAGAGTCTTCCGAACAAACCATACAAAGGTATGTATAAATTTATTGAATTTGATCTATATTATTTCCAATCAGGTATATCAGGATAATGCTCCTTAATATAATTATTTACTTTATGAAAACTATCTTCCATCCAATCCTCCCAGATGACAGCACCATGTGGTATGTGCTTCATACCCTTATACATTTTCTTTGTGTGCAAAATACCTCTCAATAACATAACCTCATTGCGATTAAGTTTCATCTTCGATAACAGTATCTAGTTTTACATCTATCATAACAAATTCCATTGATTCTGTCGATAGATTATACCCCTCGTGTGTCACATCCATAACAGGATATGTTTGAGGTACACCCTCCTTCCAAGTTATTTTCTTACCATCCCATATCATAAAGCAATGGGTTCTATCAGGTATTTTAAGTGGCACTTGTATTCTTTTATATCTGCAAGGATAAACATCGGGGTCTCGATGTGGATTAAGAATAGTTCCAGACTCAAACATAGAAAAAGTAGCAAAAATAATCTCGTCTTTTAAAAATATGTCAGCAACTTCATCACTCATAATTTTTTTACGGATAAAAACCTTTTTGCCAGCACCTTTCAACCAAGATATGTAAACGCTTTTATTTGAATACCCTTGAACTGTGGGTGCTTTTTTTAAAGGAAATTCTGTCTGTTTTGCCCAATTAAATATTTTTAGTAAATCTTGTCTTGTAATCATTATTAATGATAATCATATTAATTCAAAAAATGCTATAGAAGAATTATCTGATATTATTATATCATATTCTTTTGATTTTTTCAAGTCTGCGTACTCCATCTCGTTTATATTTTTACCATTTATACTACAAGAACCTTCAAATGCAATAATACAAGAATATTCTTTTTCAGATTTAATAGTACCTGTGTCTAACATTTTTGCGTTCCATTCATTTGTTTTTTTCCAAGAATTAAAACAAATGAATTTTGTATTTTCAAAACTTTCACCTACGACATTACAATTAATACTATCTGATACATCAACTAATTTTTTCTTTCCATTTACAGGTAAATTTATTCTTTCAAACTTTCCATCTCTTTGCACATGCAAAGTTCCTTCACCTCTCATTACAGCACAATAATGTGTGTGTCTATTTTCTGCCTTTTCTAATTCAATATGATATTCAGCAGTTGTATGAACACATAAAAAGAATTTAGGTGCTCGATAAGTTCTGTTAAAGGTACTCATTCTATTTCAACTCTTCTCATTCTTCTTGATCTCATCATTTCTTTCGCATTTTCACCATCTACACAAATTATTTTACCAACATAATCATCGATATTCAAACTATCGGGTATATCTTCGGGTATATTTTCTCGTAGTATAATTTCTTCATCTTCTTGTCTCAAAACTTTATCATATCCATATTGTGCTATGGATTCTACTAAGTTTCGACTATCAAAAGAAACATCATATATTTCAGTAGAGACTGCCTTCGCTGGATATTCTGAAATAGGTTTTGGTGCATTTTGCCTACAATATCTTATCACAACTTGTTTTGTTTCAGGTAAATATTCCTCTATTTTAAATATCATTTTCATTGTTGCAACATTCCCCAAGATGTAAGTATATACTTGTCTTGTCCTATGGGTGGATTACCTCGATGAACATGTGTAAACCCTGCTGGCCATATAAGCAGTGTTCCTTGAACTGCTTTAATTCTTTTATTTTGATATAAGAACTCAGTCTCACCACCCTCTTTAATCGTATTAAGATATGCCTGAACGACAAATCTTCTCGTAGCACTTTCAAATGAAGCATTTTCATAATGCCATTTATGAAAACCACCACCAATCGGAATTCTTTTTGCCTTTACATCATATAACAAAAAGTTAGATTGACCTAAAACACTATAATCTTGTAAGTAATTATCTACACATTTTTTTATGGATGGTAAAAAATTCCTTACTAATTTATCAGATGAATTTAAATCAAAAGCGTCATCATTTGAAAAGTTTAAGGTTTCATGATCTCTCTCATGTAATTTATCATTCTCCTGTAAAACTAACCCCTCTTTTCTTAGATAATCAATATATTCTATCCAGTTCTTACAATATTCGGGCGATAAAGCATTTTCATAAATTGAAATAAAATCAGTGAGCATAATAATTAATTAAACGAACCGTTTGCAGTGCCTCCATTTCTACCACCAACAGAATTTCCCGTTACAGTACTGTTGTTTGCAATAGTTGCACTACTGAAATATATAGCTTTACCATCAGAACCTGCATTACCAGGTATGCCAGGAGTTTGCCTATATGCTCTGTTATCTGCTCTAGTTCCACTAGTTCCACCCACAGGGGCATCATTTATGTCACCACCAGCACCACCAGCACCACCAGTTGCACCACCATGTGAAATACCACTTCCACCATCACCACCAGCACTTAATATTCCATCGTTACCAGGTCCACCATTTATAGGAGCAGGACCGTTAAAACCACCAAGTCCTCCAGCACCACCAGCACCAATAGGTCTACCAGCTCCACCTCCTCCTCCAGCACCAGATCGTCCGAAGTCAGTAGTACTCTTGTCTGATGGGTCATTGGAAGCACCACTACCACCTCCTCCACCACCATATCCACATCTAATCACACCACTATTATTAATAGTTGCAGCATATTCAACTCCTAATGCACTCGTACCTTGACCACCATCACCAGCTCTAGATCCACCAGCACTACCAGCACCTCCACCATTACCACCTGCACCTGTCAGATACCCTGATGCTCCTATATCTACTTGTAATTCTGTGCCACTTGGCCAAACTCCAGTTCTGAGTGCAACATCAGTCACATCTCCATCTTTTTTACCACCGATAGTTTGATTCACGTTTACAAATATCTTTTTACCACCTTGCCAATCTCCCGAAGTCAGATTGTAATTACCATCAACCGAACCAACAGGTTTTCCTCTAAATCCACCTACTACCTTGACCATAGTCTCTTGATTTAAATATCTCCAAGTTGCAGACATTGTATTAGAACCTCTTGCTTCTTTAGTTAAACCTACTTCATCATTGTAGTACTCAACCACCATATTTAATTTTTTACCACGAAAATCACTAAATTTTATTTGTCCAGATGTTGGTATACCAGTATCTAGTGGTAAATTTGTTAATGAACCTCCAGATGGTGAAGCATTTTCAAAACTAGGATCATCTCTACGGTATTTTCCCAAACGACTACCACCCTTCCCACCAAATTCTGCCTCAATTTGACCAAATGATATTGAACTTCCGACGCCTGGTAATGTCATTATGAATCAACCTTAGTAGTAGTTCCGATTCCAACCCATCCTCCAATATAAACTTGTAACTGATTTCCATCTGTATTGTATATCAAAGCACCATCTGCTACACCAGTAAGATTACCTCTCTGGGCGGTAGTGATTTTTGGTGGCAGCATAAACATTTTGTTTGCAAATGCTCCTGACGGAATATTTTTTCCAGCGTCAGCAAAATCAACTGCTGATTTGGGTAATGTTGATCCTACAGCAACGATTGTTGAGACTGATGCACCAGTAGTAAATATGGAGTTTCCAAATGTCTCGTCTGTTTTAATTCCTAAATTACCAGAAGCAGATATAAAAACTTTATTATTACCCGAATTTAGTTCAATAGGATTAGAACCAACAACTGTCTGAATACCTATGTTATCTGTTTTTATTGAAGTTACAGTTACAATTCCAGCAGAAATATTGGTGAATGTAGATATTCCTGATGCTGCGTTTACATTACCTGTTAAATTACCTGTGAGATTACCAGCAACATTTCCTTCAATTGATCCAGTTATTGATACATCACCAGCAACAAATATATCTCCACCAAAAGTTGCACCAGCTGAGACATTGGCATCACCCAACACATGAAGAGTTGATGATGGAAGTGTTATACCAATACCTAAACTTCCTCCAATTCCAGTCAATGTCATTAATCGATTAGTATTAAATCCCTTATGCCAATGGAAATTGCCTGTATTTGATAAATCGTTTGCATTAATATAATAGTTAATATTTCCACTATCAGTATTAATTAAATCTAGTGACCTTCTTGTGCTGTATGGAGATCCACCACTCTCATTACCATATCTCAATGATCCAAAGTGTGATGATAAACCAGATGCACCACCATTCAAACTTGCAACATTTAACTGATTATAAACCGATGCTCCTGTTCCGATTGTTTCAAATTTAAGATTATCATTAAAATATAATTCTACTGAAGAATTTTCAAGAAACTTTGCGTTTACTTTAGTACCAACAGGATTTTTTATTTCAACTGTACTACCAGCAATTATGAGACTACCAGTGCCAACATCTCGAACAACACTATTAGTACCTGAGTGAAATATCTCAAGATCTTCATCATCACCAAAAATTGCTCTCGCATTATCTGAAAAATATGCTGTTGTTCCAAATCCAACTGTCGCACTAGTTCCTACGGTTACATTACCACTAAATGTTGAAACACCAGTGACATTAAGAGTCTCACTAATATTGGTGATATCTAATTCAGTTCTTCCATCTACATCTAAATCACCATTCGCATCAATGTTATTACCGAATGTTGAAACACCTGTTACATCAAGTGTACCTTTAATATCTGTATTACCATTATCAGTGTCAACAGTAAACTTATCAACCGATCCAGCAGTTTTTATTTTAAATGTTTTATTATCAGCACTTATACTAACATCATCACGAAGAGTTACGGATCCACTAACATCTACACTAGAATTAATATCTACAGCATTTCCAAATGTTGAAACACCGATTACATCTAATTTCTGTACTATCAAATCAGTTGTTGTTGTAAGACCAATGAAACTAGTAATGCCTGTAAATATAGAGTTTCCAAGAACATCTAATTGAGTTGTTGGCGCCTCACTACCGATACCAATATTTGAAGTAGTAGATAGTCCACTAGCATTTGCAATAAATCCACCTGTTGCAATCGCAACTATATTTGTGAGACCTGATGCATCACCAACAAATTTTGTAGCAGTAACAATTCCTGAAACTGAGTCAATTTTTATATTACCAGATGTTACTACTCCACTTATAATTGCTCCAGATAAATTTGTTATTCCTGTTATGCTTGCATTACCACGAACATCTAAACGTTTTTCTGGTCGTGTTGTTCCTATTCCAACTAAACCTACTGAATTGACAATAAAATTACTGTCATCGACCTGAACACCGTTTCTAAAATTAAATGATTTAGTATAATTAGACATTACTTCTTTTTAGTTATTTATTTGTTTTCAAGAGAGTTGACTTTTGCTGTTAATTCCTTAACTGCCTCAATCAGAACAGGAATCAATCTGTCATAACGAACACCCATTGTTCCATCACCTCGTTTCTTGGATATACCAGGTAGTCCAAGTGCCTCAACCTCTTGTGCGATGATACCAGTATCTAAACCTTGATTACCAAAAATACCTGCTTCTGATTTCCAAGCAAAGGTGTTTCCACTAAGTGAATTAACCATATCGAGTGCATTTTGTATGGGTGATATATCTTTTTTAAGTGTCATATCAGATGAACTAAATGCGATCACATCACCAGTGAATGTGCCTGACCCAGTTACTGTTATTCCAGTTGTGTTAACACGCAACCTTTCATTTTGGTCACTGCCAAATCCACTACCAATATGAATAGTAAGTACATTTGCAGATGGAACTCTAAATCTTGGACCTCCACTATTTAATTCTATTTCTGGGGTTGCAGAGGTGAGTTGTATGTTACCATTGTTTGTTAACTGTCCAGTGATAGTTAAACCAGATGTGGTAGCTGCTGCTCTGACTGTATCACCACTATCTAATAATTGTGAATTGTTAAGACCATCTAACTGAGATCCATCACCTTTAAATTGTGTGGCAGTTAAAATTCCAGTTACGATAGCTCCTGTGTTTGTGGTTTTTAATCTACGTGTACCATTAAAGAAAAGATCAACTGAATCATTAGGACTCGCAGTGATCATGTTTTCGAAATTATTTGCAGCATTACCTACTCGATTATTTAATGCAAATCCACCCTGAGCCGTTTCAAATAATAACGTGTTTGTATTTGTCGTTCTAATTGTATTTGTATTTGTATAATTTCCACCACCACCGTGGAAAATTTCTAAATCTCCACTATTACCAAATTTTATTGCAGCATCATCAGGTAAATTAGCAGTTTTTGCAATTCCTACACCACCAGATATTATGAGTGATCCTGTTGTTGAACTTGTGGAATCCGTTGTTGTTTTGATTTTAACTGCATCCTTAAGTTGAACTTCATTATTAAATGTAACAGGACCATCAAATTCAGATAATGATGTCTTAGATTTACCACCCTCAACTACAAGTCTTTCTTTGATTGTTGTTTCATCAAATACCACACTCAATCTAGCAGGATTTTCACCTGTGACGGATGGTATTGGAGTATCAAAAGATGTTTCCTCACCAGTAAGTGCTGACTTCTTCTGGTTTCCAATATAGAAATCACCTTTGTTGTTCATTCCAGTGTAAACAACAGCACCACTAGATCTCTCTTGTGACTGTGATAAGAATTCTTCCTGCTCCGAAATAGTCTTGACTTGAACTTGAGGTAATGCAGTTGAATAGTTACCAGGACCATAACCAAGATATTCAAAGGTATGTCCAGATGCTCTTAAAATTGATGGTCGATTAAATTGAATTGGGAACGGTTTAATTTTCTTAACAAGTGATCCAGTTGCGTGAGTTTTAATAACCGTACCAAAAACTCCACGAATTACTGAAATTTGATCATTATTAACTCCAAGTAAAGTATTTGTAGATACTCGAAGTATTTCCTCATCAATCAACAAGTATGATCCATAAGGGAATCTTTGAAGTAAATTATGTGTATTTGTAGTATCAATGCTAAATTTAACATCACTTGATACCATCTGAGCACTTAATTTTCCATGTTCATTATCAAATAATTCTACACCACGAATTGATAAATTTTCTTGACCAGAGTCTGACACACCGTCATTTGCTGATAATCCATGTTTAAGTATGAATCCATTATCAACACTTATATCAGATGCTAACTCAAATGTAAATGTTGTGACACCAACCTTTGTTTTAACAATATATGAACCTTGATTGGTATTTGATGAATTATTTAATTGGAATCTATTTCCAGCAACAAGTCCATGAGGTTCAAATGTTGTGATAGTTTTTAACCCACTTGAGAAACTTTCAGTATCTACCTTAGATGATGAACTAACTGTAAATGCGTATTGATCTGATATAGGATCAACATCTGCACCTGTTTTATGAATTGTAATCTGTTTCTTATCGTTTACTTCTTTTAATCTAAAGTATGAATCAGATGCTGTTCCTACACCTGTAAATTGAATAACTAAATCACTTGATACTCCAATGTTTCCTGCAGTCAAACCTGCACCAGAAACATTACCATCCAAAATTGCCACTCCATTACCAGATCCAATTTGAGTTGTATCAAAATATCCTTTGTTTCCTGCAGACCAACCAGATCCAGTATTTGTAATTTCAAATGATGTTACAGCACCATTAGAGACTATGACATCAGATAGTGTTCCATTCCATGTAGAGTCGTTTTGAGTAGTACTATTAAATACTTTAACATTACGATATGTTGCCACACCAGAATTTGGAGTGTAATTCGCACCACCAGAATGAAGAGTAGCAGTCATTATTCCAGCAAAATTATGCTCTGTGGTAAATGAAACTATTCCTGTTGTAGTATTATCTGTGAATGAAAATAAAGGTTGACCTATTCCAATCGATTTAAGTAATTTGTCGTTTGTTTCTCTTGTAAGACTTTTGAGAGGATCATTTGTAATAACTTGTCCTAATGGAGATCTTAGAGCAAAAGATTTTGATGCTTGAGGATTTTCATTTACATTATCTCGATCTAACTGTGGATATAAATCAACAACATTTTGACCATAGTTAATATTATTGTATTCAGTTGGGACATTATTACTTGCATTAAGAGCAAATGCTTGATAAACACCATCTTGTGTAGCATCAATGTATTCTGAAATTAGTGTATTTCTGAATAAGTAGATATTTGATTTTAAATCAGTTCTCTCAAATCTAGGAAGAGATGTATCCTTTACACCAAAATCATTTGTTGCAGAAGCACCTAGATTATCTCTTGTAGTTTCATACTGAAATGTTAAACTATTAGGTATATTTTTAACAGAAAATTCTCCATTATATCCTTTGTTAAGTTCACCTGTAGCACTACCACCTGAACCACCATCTTTAATATTTTTGACAGTAACTAGATCTCCAATTTTTAAATTATGAGGTCTTTCTGCTTGAATTGTAATAATATCTGTTGCATCATTAAATGTGCAACTACTAATAAATCGGGGATTCCTTTCAAACTCAAAATCTGATCTAGTAAGAGCATCATTTTTAGTGAAATCGGAAGATCCTCTAACACTAGTTGAACTTGATTCTTGAATTACAAAACCATTTTCTGGATTTTTTGAATTTGAAATTTCTTTTGGTATCGAAAATCTGACTTTATAAATTTTATCATCAATAGATCTTATATCAGAAATTCTTTTAACAAATGATGGTTCAGTTCTACCAGTGAGTGATGCGATACTTGAAAATATATTGTTTCCTGTTTGAACATTAATAAACCATTGACCTTGACCACTATCATATTGAACAGGATGTCCCAAGTCACCAGAATTTTTATCACTTACACGACTTAATACTTTTAAATTTGTTCCCTTGTAAACACTAATAAATTCGGAATTATCAGCGTTAGTTTTTGAGGATGCTAATTTAAATGTAGAATTACCTGTATCAATTACAAAGTAGATTGTTTTTTCATCTAAATTCTCTGGTAAATCACCATCGTCACTGATAACAATTACCTTTTCACCTGTTGATAGTTTGTGTGCTGATTCATCCGATGTTGTAAATTGACTTTCAGATGGTTCTCCAACATTTATTGTTTTAACACTTGTCAATGAAGGTGTAGCAGTGCCATCCTCCATCAAAATATTTGCTGATTTTTCCACACCAGCAATATCTACAAATAAAACATCATCGACTTTGGCACCAACTCGGAAACCTTGAGTGACTGATGGTGGTAATATATCTTCAGAAGTAAATCCAAATAGATATAATCTTTTATCATTATTAACAGTTTTTGTTTTATCAATGTCTATTGAAACCCAATCAATATTTTCTTCAGAGGAAGTTATTGCTTTTGGTGGTATTATATGGGTAATAAAAGCTCGATCATCTTTTTGGAATGCATTTTTCTTAAATCCATCTGCTACAAGAGCTAATTGTCCAAAGTTAGAGTTAGAGTTTGTTATAGATGCATCAGAACCTGACTGTGCTTCAAAATGTATATGATAACCAATTGCAAAAACAGATACAATTTGCAATACAGAATCATTTGATATTTTTACATGTCTACTTTCCCAACCACTTCTGTAAATCGCATCAGAATCTAAGTGAAATACTTTTTCAGTGTCAATTGCAGATGATTCTGAAGAGAGTCTTTCATCAAAAACTGGAGTTATACTTAATCCAGTGTATTCTCTACTTGTTTTACTATATTTTACAAAAGCACGATCATCTTTCTGTAATGAAACTCCAGTAAATTGTGCAACAACCATTGAACGGAATCCAGTTGCCTTTGATCCATCGGCGTGCATACCGTTCATACCATAAACAGATCGAAGTGATATGTTAAAGATATAAGGTGATGCTCCTCCAACTGTATCAGTTTCAACTGTCACACTTCCACCACTCACATTAGAGGCGGTTGCTAATAATTCATCAGGAACATCATCAAGAGTGTATGTAAAAACTTTCGCATTAGTTGTGCTAACACTAGTTACTTTTGCTGAAATATTATATTCAAGGGGAATAATACCAGATATTTTAATTGGTGTTCCCACATCAAGATTATGATCCTGTTGTGTTGTTACAGTTACAACAGGTGATACATTTGATCCATCACCTGATATAAGACTTGTGATTGTGATTGGATCCGCAGCAAATGCACCAACAATTTCAAATTCAGGTCTTCTTGCAGCAAAACCCTCAGTGCTCGCAGGGAATTTATCTATTATATTTCTATTTGTAGTAGCAGTACCATAAGCTAATGAAAGCTTATAGTAATACATGTTTAAATCTGTTAAGTCTGTTTGCTCATTTAAATTTACTCCATCTGCATATTCAAATACTGTTAATTTATGATGTGAAAAAGTAGGAGTGCTTAATTTGCCAGTAAATGTTGTGTTATCAGTGTATACTAATTCATTCTCTTTCCCATCAAATACTGAAAATTGCCAGAAATAACAAGCACCAGTGATTTTAAAAATTGAAGAACTAGGAACAGATGGATCTGTTGGGTTTGGAACATATTTTGGAATAATTTTTGTTTTTCTTAAGTCAAGTCCAACAATTGAAGTTCCTCTTGGAACAATAACTCCACCCTCTGCACTATTAAATTTATGTAAAATATTATCCTCAACCGTCAAATCAAATTTAGAGTCTAATTGTAAAGACAATGAATCTGTTGAAACAACTCCACCTGCTTGGTTTAAAACTTGTGCATTATTTCCTGATTTTTTAATCTTATATCCTGGTCTGTTATCAATGATATGCTCACCAGGCATTAATAATATTGTTGTTTTTTCTGTTATATCGTTATTATTACCTTGAACATAAGAAAATCTTGCTGACTCAATCAGTGCCCTTTGAACTGTTTTAAATGGTGTTGCTTGGGAATTACCCTGATTTGACATCGCATCACTTGCATCTAAATCACTTGGACTTACATAAAGAATACGACCTTCTACGTTTTTTAAGAAATTATCTAACTTATTCAGTGGCATGACACAATAATTCTACTATGATTCTATGTTCTATTTATGTATTCAAATTTGAGTTAATTTTGTTCGACATAATACCAAGTCACAGCAACCCTTTTAATTCCTTCAATTACGGGTTCACCAGCGTGAGGATAACACCAATTTGAGGGAAATATTAAAGCATAACCAGGTTTTGGTTTAAACGAAGTGTGTGGAAATGAAGTTCCACCTCCTTTAAAATCATTTGTCAAATAAACAATAACCGATATTGTTCTATAAAATTCCCGTTTTTCTTTATAATTGGCAACATCATGATGAAACTTATATTCTTGATTTTTTTCATATTGTAAAACTTGTATACCCTCTCTCCAAGAGTGAGTATCATATCCACCAGGCACAGGATAGTATTGAAAATTTTCATGAATATTAATCAAACGTCTCTTATATTCATCTAAACCCTGATTTATTTTATTATGGAAATTTAGTGTTATTTCCTGTTTCTCTAAAAGACAAGTTCCAGAACTGGTTCTTATATCAGGATTAGATTTTGGATTTTCAGTTTTACTCTGACCAAATACAGTGTTTTTTTCAAATTTAAGTGTATCAATATAACTATTCAATTCTTGAACTTCATTTTGATTAAGAATTTTTATAACTTGTATTAAATCATTCATGTCTCTTTTAATAATAATTTAATCTCACTATAATCAAAAACATAACATAAACTCTCTGTATGACCATTTAGTAATAATTTTTGC